ATAATTCACGAACTAATAAAGCATGTACTGCTTTTTCAATAGGTGTTTTATTATCATACCCAATCGGTGCTATGAAATTTTCCAAGCTATGTGGGTCAATTATTCCGCCAATCATTTTATATCTCCAATCACAAAGATTTGTTCAACTTCATTATTATCATGGTCAAATACTTTTTCGTATTCATTCACACGAAGATTATATTCTTCCAGAATTTTATTGATTTCCTCGTAAGTAATGTCAGAATCAACTGCAGCCATAAGTTCAGCTGGAATCTCACGGGAACTTTTGTTCTTAAATTTTAAACTAAGCATTTGCTACCTTTGTCTACCGTTAAAATATAACAACTTATTTATGGGTTTCTTTTGTAAGAGAAATTTTTCTTACACTTACTTTTAGCAGGATTCAATGAAAATGGGTGATTGGGTTTTACCTTTTTCTTAGCTGGTTTAGGGGTTGGTGTATTCTTAATCTCGTCGTCTTGGAACACCTGTTTTAACGCATAGGCAAGACCTGTAGGAGCTGATATTGGTTGAACGCCGACAACTGCATCGGAAAGAAGCTTAGGGAAGGCCCGTCTTATTAACGGTATGCCAACTCTAGTGGCGGTATGGGTTTCCTTTTCAGGTTCCCTATAAAATTTGATACTTAATTTAATTTCATTCATACGTCAATAACTAAAAGTTTTTCACTGTTGGTGCCAAAATGAGATTTATTTTCAATCATCTCAACAATCTTATCTTTATACTTTTCAGTTTCATCAACTACGAACACATATCGTTTGCATTTGAAACGGCTAATACATTCATCAATCCATTCATCGCAACTCATGTCGGTTTCGTTTTCATTCCAGATTTCTTTTAAATGATATGGACTGCATGTGAACAAGCATTCATACTCACCCTCGCTTTCAAATATGTCTTTACATACAACGGTAGCATTCATATTGTAGTCATGTATAAGTTCATTACTTTCTTTGACATGAGTTTCATTAATGTCTTGTCCAATATATTTTTTGCTGCAAAGATATGCGCCATACATTCGGCCGCTAAATCCACTAAATGGGTCAAAAATCGTTTCAAAATCCGCAAGATAAGTTTCAATAATACGCTTAGCCAACAAAGGTTTGAATACTGAAACTTTAGGTGCAAGTTTCATTACATTAAATCCCTGTCTTATAGAATCAGGATCACAATGTTTTACATATTTTAAACGATTTATTGCGCATTTCTTAATAAGAGCTTTATCCTGCCATGCTTCAAAAGGCGATAACATTCCAAAACGTTTTGCATGCCATATTGACTTATGGTACTTTCTTATTACATCATCATAAGTTGGATTCCGTTTTTCAGTTGGATACGGAAATGCTGATTTAACATTAAAAAGTTCCAAATAGTCACTGGTGTATTTTTCATTAACATAATTGATATACTTGGTGCAGTCAGTTATGATTTTAACATTATTAGTTTTCATACATTGGTGTTTCGCTTCATACAATGCGTCTTGACTTCTGTCAAAAGGATTTATCATTTCACCAGATTCATTAAAGAACTGAGGTCCTTTTATCTCAGTAAGTTGACCATCTAATATAAAGTCTGGCATATAATTATGTTTTATGCCAGCATGTTCATACTCAAATGTAACCGCTGGATGTGCGCTAATATCATGATTCTGTTCAATATGAAAAATGTAAAACGCAAGTTCCCATGAACTATCAAAATAAACGTTATCATACAAGTATGCCTTTCTGCGCATTGTATGATTATCAGGATTTTGTGCTGGAAAGAAATAACCCGTCTTATTAAAATAGTTTTGTTTACGTTTCTCTATACATAAGGCAGATCCAAACGGTGATGATGCACCATATCGTTCAAGATTAGTCGCATCACGCTTTGCCTTAATCTCAGCATTTTGCATAGGGTTTGAACAGCCAAAATTTTCGTTAAACACCGCTTCAGTTTTCCGTTGATTACTGCCGTGTAAAGAACAGGCATTACCACAATTTTGTATGTTAGTATTTGCTACTTTTTCTTTTACAGTTTTATTTTGAGATGCCCACTCGGTTCCATATTTTTTCAGATTAGTTTCGTTAAGTTTTTTAATGCGTGTTTCTTTATTGGCTTTGTTTGCTTTAGATATTGCTTTCAGCCCTGCATCGGAATGATATTTGCCTTTTCCGAAATGCAATTCTTTTGTTTTCAATGCAGTAGCTGCTGTGTTTTCAACTTGGCACTTATGAGAACAGTATTTATGATAGCCTAGCTTTAATGAAATAAACCCACACGGCTTACCACAAACGCATATTCCTTCATTTGGCTGCTTAATGTATGTTGCGTAATAAGTTTCGCCGCAACAATTCTTATGAGAATACTTTAAATGTACTCCAAGAGCTTGAAAAGAAGCAAGCTCACGATTACAGATTTTACACGTAATCATTTCATTCTCCTTTATTTAAAGACGAATTACCGGTTCGTCTAGTTTATTTATAAAAGTTAGGCGGCGCTCCGGTAAGCGCCGCCAAATGGGAATGATACCATCTGTCCTTTTTTTGTAAATTAGAATTTACAATTAACCCCCTGCACGGAAACTTAACTGTTTCCAGTCGGGCAATTCAGCATACCGATATGTGTAAACCTGGTTGAACATACGGAAGTTCAATTCCTTACCACGCATACGAGGATCGTTCAAGAATTCATCAGATGAGATCCATTCAAAAACTTCCTTCTTAATTGCGTCGTTAGTAATATCACGACCACCATTCTTACCGCGACCCCTCAATGCAGCGAAGATCTTGATGTGCGGGAGCACAGTTTCAATACGACGAATAACATCGCGTGCACGGAGAGTAATATCAATACAGGTACAACGAGAAGGCAATGCACGGTCCTTCTTGTAAATTTCCTTCTTTGACAAGTTAGAGATAAAGATTACTGCACCTTCAAACTGGAAGTAAGATGGGGTACCTTCTTTACCGCCGTGTGCAGCCGCAAATTCTGCAAGGCGTGCTTCAATTTCCTGATGGTCTTCAACGCCGAATGTATCAACAACATCAGAACCCTTTGACATCCAAGAAATTTCACGAGGGTCACCAGAGTCCAAAGCACCCTTAAGAATGTTCATACCGTCAGCAGTATCAAAGATGCTATCGCAGTCATCAAATACGCAGATCTGATTATAATGGTAGTACAAGAACTTATACATAGCAGGAGGAGTACAGTGACCCTTCATGATAACGTAATCTTCACCCTTGTTACCAAAGCGTTTCAAAACATCAGTTACTGTAAATGATTTACCAACACCACCCTGTCCTGTAATCATCAAGGCAGGCATAAGACCCTTACCAATCAATGTTACATAGGAATCAAGTTCCTTAAAGACAACATCCGGATCTGCATATTCAGTATCATCAAGCATTTCCTGAGCCTTTCTTGTTGCCTTAGACGGTGTAATTGTTTCAGGCTGGCCCTTAACAACCTTGATAGCACCAGACTTAGAAGTAGCAGGACCACCTTCGCCTGTATGCTTAGCAATCAAATTACGAATATGTCCAGGAGGATAGCCAGTTGCTGATTTAATTTCTTCAACAGATTTACCTTCGTCATACATTGCATTGACGATTTCAACCTTTGACTTATAAACATTGCCGTTGTATTCGTAATCTTCGTTAATTGTGGATTCTTCGAGATCTTCCTCAAATTCGTCCATTTCTTCTTCTTCAGTTCCAGTCTTACCACCGTTTACGATGATTTCTGCAATTTCAGGAAGGAGGCGAGCGAAAGATGCCTGAGCCGGAGCAATCTTGCCAGTGAAGATTTCAAATGCAGGAGCCATTTCCTTTGAATAGTCGTTCCACCAGTTAATTGAATGGAATGATGTTCCGTCCCAGTTAATACGAATAGCAGCGTTGCCATCAGGACTAATGAAAAGAAGGCCAAAATACTGACCGGAGCCATTAGCGTATTCCTGGCCATCAACTTCCTTAAAAGTTGTGCCAAGCCGCTTTTCTAAAAACTTAACGATCTTCACAGATGCCGGATAGATATCCGATGCGCCAACAGAAGCTTCGTTAATAAATTCGCGAAATGTTTTTTTCATTTGCTTCCTCTAATTTAATGAATTGTATAACTCAGCCCACTTGGAGCGAAGTTTATCTTTAACCGTTTCCGTTAAATTATTTATATAAGTCTTGGCTTCACGGCGACCAATCTCATATTCTTTTGAAATAGCAAACAAAAGCAATTCTGTGTCTTTATCAGTCTTTTCCTTCTTATAAGTTTTGTAAGTGAACCAATGTTTTGTTGCTAATGTATTACACAAAATAGTATAATGCTGCTCATCGGTCAACTGTTTGATTTCAGAAAGCTTAGCCAAGATCGGTAAATACATTTCAACAGATGAAATGAAACGATTTATCATAAACTGACTATACGCCTTCTTATAAGCTTCATCAAGTTCAGACCACGGAATGCGTTTTGTCTGAATCATATCTAATATGTCAAAAAGACCTATCGTTTTTTCTTTTTCTTCGGACGGCTGTTCAGCTGGTTTCTTAGTCTTCGTAGTTGCCTTCGGCATAGATTTCTTCCTTCTTTTGTAAAATATAATAACGTTTTATCGCTTTTTCAGCAGTCTCACAAATTTTCTTCAAGGTTTGCTTTTTATCAGAGATATTATACATCACCGCGCTATTGTTTATCATAAACTTTTCATCACGGTCAAGCGATTCCGTTTCAGCCATGATCTTAGCTGCCTTATCATATAAGAAAAAATCGCCTGACGGTAATGAAACACTTACAACTGAAATACCGCGTACCTTTCCAGTATAGAAACGCGAAGAATCTCCAGCGGCAAAAGACCACTGGAGTCCAGGAAACTGGTCCTCAATATACTGAATCTCGTCAGTTCTTTCCACGCTTGTCATCTTTGAACCTCGTTAGACGAGTGATGGGCCAAGTATCAATTCTTTGGTTCCACTTTTCAAAGAAAACCTTACGCAGTGCATCAAAGCCTTCAGGCATCGCGCCAACGCTATCGTGTTTAACGATTACATTCACTGTTGAAACTTTATATTTTCTAGAAAGTGCTTCACAGCAAATATCAGTATCATAAAAGTGATAACCCTTTAAGCTGGTATCAAATCTTACACCTTCCTCAAATAACTTTCTGTTTACCCAAATGCAACAACCATCAACAGTTGCAAGATAATCATGTACTCCTGGGTGGTCCGCCATAGGATATTCGTATTTTTCCATAATTGGCTGCCCAGCATCATTCATGATTGGTTTGCCTTTATCATCAACTTTGGGTCTTACCCCACCTTGAATGATATAGCCTGAACCGTTGATGTGACGATTAGGTGTCCACCACTGGCATGAACCTTCCAAAGCAATAGTTCCAATCACGCCGCAAACACCTGCACCGTTTTCCCACTGCTGGCGAACCTGCGACTCGATGATATCTCGCTGTGTTCTAAATTCAGTATCAGCATGACGGAAGCAAATCACATCATCGTCTGATTTCAAAATGATATTCTCAATGGCCCAGTTATACTTAGCCGCAATGCCATCAAGATTATCACGATTCTCAATATAGAACCGCTTGTCAGTATCAACCTGCCACGGTTCTCGTTTTGAGATTGGAATGATTTCTATCATATAACCTCGTTATTCGTTTGAGTATTTATATGACTTCAAATGTTCAAACATATCCGGCATTTCTTCCAACGAATGTACAGTTTTATCACCACAAGTAGCAAATTGAAATACACCATCAAGATACATTACATGCATGATTTCTCGTGGTTCATAGCCTTTCTTAACGATAAGAATCTGATTATAGGCCATGTTGGCTGCTGATAGGTTAAGTTCAGTTCTGAAACCATACATAGCTTCAGCTACATTCGCAAGTTCAGCAATTTCGTTAAGATTGTCCGTATTCATTTATGTCCCTCATTACAAATTTGATTTCATTGTTTACTGCAGCGTAGCCAATCACAATGCGCTGTTCAAAATTATCAAGATTATTTCCATTACTGAACACGACCATCTTTGCGACAGCGTACTGACTTTCAAGCATTCGTTCTCGTTCTTCAAGAGAACAAGCAGGTGCCACTGTTGAAACGTCAATAGGCAATTCATTGTATTTTCCAGCAGCGTTCATAATGGTCTTTTTCTGTTCGTCAGTTACACCAGGCGGAAACACATAGTAGGTAAGCATACATTTATTGCGTTGCTTTCTTACTCGTTCATCAATTTCAGCCTGTGTCAGCGGACGCTTGCCAAACTTTTCAAGGAATGGCAAAATAATCTCAGCCTGTTGTGTGTCCCATTCAATTCCTACACGAGCAAACTTCAAAACATTATCTTCAAAGCCAGCAGTGATAGGATATGCAGAACGACCAACGATCTTTTCAACAAGTGCCATCTGTTTCGTTGTGGCTACTTCCACAAAATACAGATAGTAGTTGTCAATGTATTTCAGTTCCTGCTGATAACGCTTACAAGCAGAGCATGAGTCCTGTGAAAAGACATACACGCCGTGCTTATAACCAAGCGCCCAATCATCAAACGAAATCTTTTGTGCGTCGTACATTACTTCTTACCCCAACAGCCGGCAAGTTCCATCAAGCAAGCAGCCATTTGTAATGATGGGTCAGCAGACTGACTTGTGCGATATTCATAATCAGCTAACAAGATAGTTGCTTGTGCTTTCTTGACACATCTTTCATCAGGTACAAATTTTTCAAACAATGCGTGATAAACTTCAGCAGCTGACAAACCTTCTTGTTCAATATACAAGCGTGCTGCAGACACATTCGGTTTACCTGCCGGATCATAAGCAAACTTTTCAACAAGATCCTTTGCCAAATCCTTAGGTACAGCGTTTTCATCAATGGACCCATGTGTTTCAGCATACTGTTGAACAAAAGAAATTGCTTTACGAATTGACGGGAATGTTCTGTTTACGATCTTTTCAACGATCCCATCAACAAATTCAATGTTTTCATGCTTAAGAATACCTTTTACACGAGCAACAATTTGAGGTTCAAGCTCAGTACGGTATTTAGCCATGTCAAAGTCAAATACCATCGTTCTGCCTTGCTTAAGCGGTTCAATGATTTGACCAATTCTATTACAAGTTAGAATAAAACGGCAGTTTGACTGAAATTCTTCCATGTATGCACGAAGTGCTTGCTGGAACTGACGAGTCAAACCATCAGCTTCATCAAGAATAACAATCTTCTTGCCTTGATTAAAACTCATTGTTTGAGCAAAGCCAGCAATCTGATTACGAATAACATCAATACTGTTTTCAGATGAAGCGTTCAAATAAATGTAATCAGCGTTCAAGTCAGCGACAATCGCCTTAGCGATACTTGTCTTACCTGTGCCTGGTGTAGGTGAACTCAAAAGAAGATTTGGAATGTCACCATCTTCAACAATCTTCTTAAAGAATCTCATAAAGTCCTTTGGAAGGACAAGACCAGATACAGATTTTGGACGGTAGCGTTCCACCCATAGACCAGATGCAATACCCATGTTATAAACTCCTATTTATTTTACCTTTTACAAATTTAATAAAGTTTTGCCTTCATTCATTATTTGCTTGATTTTTATCTGTTTCAAATACTGCTTGTAAATTCTTTCGTCTTCAATCAGTCTTTCCTCAAGCTGCGATAAGGACCAGTTTTTCCAATCGCCTCGTGTTTCATACAATAATGATTCATCATTTATAATGATAAGTTCATCATGCAAGTCCTGTGTATACATTGCGATTAAAGCTCGGCCATCTTCTTTCACAAATTTTTTTGCTACTGATGCTGTTAAAACAGTATACCAACCATATTTTTTAAATACTTCTACAACGGCTGAGTTTGATAAAGACAGTGTCATTTTTTCTTCTTTCGGCGTTCAGCGCGGTTTAACGGTTTTCTTGCAGCTTCAGGAATTTCTTCAGAACGATTCTGTAAGTCTTCTTTAAAGAAAATGCAACGGCAACAGATAGGGTCGCCTGTTTCATGATTAAGTCCAATCCACCCGCGGCCATGACAATGCTTACAGTTCTTTTCTGGACCTTTCAGCATGATACCGTTCTGTTTAGCTGCATCACGAATAAGCTTGGCAATACGAGCAGGATCATACTTTTGCTCGTCTGTCATTTTTGTTTTGTCAACCAAATCGGCAGCATTAAATCCATTATTCATTATATACTCCTTACAGAATCAAGCAAACTTTCTATGAATTCTTCATCAAGAATTACTTGCTTGCGTACCATCTTCGTGATGTGCATTCTTAAATAATTTTCAACGCCTAAGTTAGCATTGGTTGGGTTAGTACAGAAAGCACCGCCAATCTCTGACAATGACTTATACACAATATCAAGTGTCTTTTTGCGATGGCGTGTATATTTATTTCGCTCATCGTAGGATCGCCGGGGTATTCATGTCTTGCAACGGAAATAGCAATTCTGTAACCTAATTCAGCTCTTGATGAGAACCTGTGGTACAATGTGCTTGACATGCCTTTTGCTTTTTCGTCAAAGTCATTAGCAGCAGCTTCATCTAGCCACTGCCAACCCGTATCATTGGTAATGTTCCACATCACTTAAACCTCTCCTTCATACATAATTTTAGCACGGGCGACAATTTTCTTAGCCTGTGCTCTGAAGTATTCCATATATACAGTTGACGGATTAGCAGCAAATGCGCCAATGTTCATTTGGAATGTTTCATCAACAGTTTGAATAATTTCCTTACTCAAGTCAGTGCCATACCCCCAAGAACCGATCTTCATGCTTAAACGCGTTCTGTGCACGAACCTCCTCAGCAAGACAACCGCAAAGTATACGCATACGGCGATTATATCTTTCATGTCGTTGTGTATACTCGGCAAGTTTATAAAATTTTACCAGTCGTGAATGAAAACGTATTTCCTGGGTAACTGGGCTGTCATAATGTTCAGTACTCACGCTATCGCCGCTGAGCAGTATTTGTTGCATTTGTAATAAATTGAACATAAGTTTCCTTGTTTTAAGATAAAAAGAACGGCGAGGAACTTCCTGCACCGTTCATATGTTTAAAGTTTATGTTAGTTACTTGCTAACTTTATAGCCCTTCTTGCGAAGCTTTTCTACAGCAGCATTGACTTCATCGTCTTCTTCAGCCGGTGCTTCATAAACATGAACATCACCGTCCCAGTATTCACCGCCGTTATTTGGATTTGCATAAGTCCATTCTTCAGGCTTGTTTGTTTTGCTTCTACCCTTACGAGAAAGGTCACGAATCTTTCCGCCAGCAATAACCGTATTATTTGGTTCAGCGGCAGCTTCCTTGTCCTTTGCATCAATCATGCCACGAATTTCTTTAACGAACGCACCAACCTGAAGGCGTGCCTTTTCGGTTTCAGCCTTATCCATAAATTCCAAAAACTTTAGTTGAAATTCATTTAGCTTTGTAATGTATCTTGGACTCTTAGGATTAGCACGAGACTTGAAAACGGCAAAGTATCCTGCCAACTTATCAAATGCGTGCTGTGCTTCAGCGTCAAAGCCATCAATCCTCACTGCTTCGTTCATCTTTTCCATTTACTTTTTCCTCCACAACTGGGCCGTTTTCCTTTTCCCAAGCTTCTCGAAATTCTTTAGCAAATTTAGCGACCCATTCGCGGTAAGCTGCCTCACCTAAATCTCGTGCCGCTTTTTCACTTTCAATCCAACGATGATCATTCATCGCTTTAGCTTGGTCTAACATAAACTTGTGTCTCTTTTCCCAAGGATTCATATCTAGTCCTTCCAAAGATAATGATACACTCATTTCACGTAGTCCTATTGAATTATTTATACAGTTATCAAAACCAAATCTTCGCTGCAAAATCCTAAAAATAAGATCATAAATTTTATGAAATTTAAGCAGTTTTATTACAGTTTTTGACGAAAAACTTCTGTGGTTGTGTTAAAATTCTTTATTACGGACAATTATACAGTAATCACAAAATTACAGTTTTAACCCAGATTTACGAATTGAAAACTATACTTGCCAGCAAACTCTTTTGCCCGTGAATAGCAGGCTTCTTCCTCGGTAAAAATCATAGCTTCTTTGATGTCAGTGGTTGAGCCACCGCCCTGCTTCGGGTAGACAGGTTTATCAGTTTCAGGGAACTGCACATAAAAAGTCAGTGTCATTTTAATTCTCCAATGATCTTTAACATTTCTTCGTATTCAATTTCATTCTTTGACCAATTAGCATCGCCTAGCCCATCAACTGCAATGTAATACGGAGCAGCCATGTTGAATGTTCTTGCTGACGATTCATCGCCTGCATCAATCCAGACTTTGGCACCAGATTTCATAATCAGATGAATAGCCCAGTCATGAAAAGATACATTTGATACAGTTATAACATCTATGTTTGGATTTGCATCAAGTGCTTTTGCAAGTTCAGGAAACTCTGTCTTGTATGTATGTTTTCCACCTTTCGGCGATGGAACATCAAAGATGGGTTCCATATCAGTTTTTATAGATTTCTGAATATCATTCAGTACATCAGTTAGAATGCTCATAGTTAGCTCCGTTATTCAAAATAAATTTCTCTGTTGTTCCAAGGAACCAATGGTAAGCTACCTACAGTTTTGCTTCCGATAGTTATCTTATCAACATTACAGTCTTTTGGAACCGCGCCGTCATACTTTTCAAAAGTATACCCAGCCTTTTCATAAAACTTAATTGCTTCGTTTGACGGCGAATCTTCAGTGTACACGCGGCAGTATTCATAGCCTGCAAGTTTTGCTTCAGTTTCAAAACATTTTAGAATTTCTCGGCCGTATCCTTTTCCGCGATGTTTTTCCAAAACACCAAACCCGCCAAGCCATGCACTTTCACATTGATCTTCATTTGGTTCATCATAGAAACCAGACATACCAATGACTTCATCATTATCATAATAAAGATAATAACGATGGCTGCCGATGTTACCTGGAACGAAAGAGTATTCAAAACAGTTCATTCCATTAAAGCCAAAGAATAAAGTTTCATTAGGAAAGATTTCCTGCCATACACGAATGATTTCAGGAATCAGTTCTTTTGTTAAAGGAACCATCTTAAGCATTATTTACCCCACCAATCATCAGCGCTTGGCTGTCTGTCGCACCACCAAGGATTTTCGCATTCATCTTCAGGACCAGCTGATGAACTCGCTAAAAGCGATGTCTTAAAATCAAATTCAATAACCTTCATTTTAGGTTTTTCATATTGCTTTTTCATGCTGCCTGCTTTGTTGAAATTCTAATAATGATATGTGTATCGGTTACTTCAACTTTCTGAAACTTATTTACCCACTGTTTGCCATCGGGTTCTTCATAAGGAACTGCGAGATACTCATCGTTAATCGTGATGTGTGTAATATCATTGGATTCTTTGAGTCGCTTTGTAGCATCTTCCGTCCAAACATCTGGACGAAGTTGACGTATTGCCTTTTTGTCTAAAGCAATCTTGATATACAGATCATCAATATAGTCTTCTTCCACAACAAGCATGCCATGCAATGATGAGCACATACTTGCTTGAGAACCTACTCGTCTAAAGCACAAGCCTTCAACAGCAGAAGCGATTACATCTACACTTTCACAATTTTCAAATGTGATTTCAAATTTCCAAATATCGTATTTTCGCACAGTAACCTCGATGATTTTAAAATAATAAAAAACAGGGGCTATGTAAACCCCTGTTCAACATTATTTATCCAAACCCCAACATTCACGGTTACGGTATTTCATTTCATCATAAAAAGATATTTTGCCGTCACTGCTAGTAGGTAAACTTAATGCGGTTAAAAGATCAGTTGGTCCAGATAAAGGATCTGGCGCTACTGAAATGTAATTAGGAGCTACATACGTGCTAAGATGTGGCCGCATTAGTCTTTTGTAAAGGTCATCTTTGTCTGATGCAGCACAAAAAACTCGGTCATCATTTAGGCTATCATCAACCCACCAACTGCCACTGTCATATATGTGTGTAAATTCTGCTTGTATTGGCATAAGCTATCCACAGGTTAAAGGTTGCGGTTCTTGATCTGGGTGAATTTCATATGCAATGTTTGCGTGTAATCGCATAACTCGTTTATTTCCACAAGGTATCGTTTCAAAGTCTTTTTGTTCAATTGGTCGCCAACGAGTTACATTGCCTTTCTGTTCAATAATGGTAACTTCTGTATTACCATCATAACAGTAAAGTGCATCAATCAATTCATTAACTGTCATTACTTAGCCCACAAAAGAACATCACCAGTTGTAATCATTCCTGGGTAAATCTTACGAAGCTTATCAAAGTAATCAGGTTCACCCAGTTCTGGAATAGGTTCTTCTGTTGCAGTTGGTACATTAGCTTCTTGCCTGGTATTCGTTTTTCCTACCAAGCCTTTTGCTTTCAACTGTTCATATTCCCGAACAGAAACATTTGTTGCGAAAGTACCATCATTTAGGATAATGTCCATAATCACTCCTTATTGGATTTAAATTCAATAGGCCACTCTCTTACGCCGCCTTCAGGCATCGTTGAAAGTAAACCCGCCGGAAACTTAGCCCAATAGATACAAACATCTACTGACTTACCAGAATAATCATAAACCGATTTCCATTCAATGTTTCTTTCATCAATCCAATGAATGCGATTATTATGATCATCAAATTCTAAGTTTGTTGTTTTCATATTTATTCAGCCTCGCATAATTAAAATAAAGATTCTACATAAGGACAAAATATATAACCGCTTGGCTTTGAAGTATCTTTAATTTCAGTACGATAAGTTAAGGTAACGGAGCCATAGTCAGTTTTAATATAATGTTCTTTTATTTCATAAATTTGTTTAGACCTCTGCTTAATGGTATTAAAATATGCTTCAAAAATTCTAAGTGCTTTATCTTTTTCTTCAGATTTCCAAACCCATTTATCTGGACCTATTACATCTTTTCGCTCAACTACAAGTTCCCAATACTTTTTCATTTATTCAGCCTCGTGAATTGATACGCAATGCTCATTGCAGTCCCAAGACCAGAATCCAACAGCGTCTTCACCATTCATAACAACAGGTTCAATCGGAACAAAGCATTCAGGAAAGCCTTCGTAGCCCGATTCTGATTTTACCTTTTCAATGAATTCGGTAGCCTTCTGTTTGGCAACTTCTAAAGAATAGCAAATGCCAACAAGGCGTGGAAGATCTTCTTCTTGTGAATACACAATAACATACTTTTTCATTTTCTTATACCTCAATCATTGGATAGTGCCATGCATCTTCATCATAGCCGCAAATTTTGTAATAGCCAGATACTTCTTGATTTCTAGATTCGCAATCATAAGAAATTGTGTCTCTTACTTTATCACCTATTTTAACTACGCCTTTGCCTTGTTCAAGCCAATCATCAAGCTCTTTATAAGTCATTCTTCTAAGTTTCTTCTCAGGCTCAATCTTAGCCTTAAGTTCTTTGTTTTCTTCTTTGAGAATTTTGTTTTCCTCAAGAAGCTTTTCATATTCAGCTGATTTATCATTAAACAAATCACACAAATTTTTATTATCTTCTTTTAATCTTTCAATTTGCGTTTTTAATTCGTCTACTGACAATTCCTTTGGAATTTCAGCACAATGACTAAAACCAAAAGAAGATTCAGCACAAATCCAAGACTTGCGTACTGGATTATAACCGCATATCAATGCGGTCCA